GTCCGTCTGTCCTTTGTCGATTTCACCGACTTGTAACGCGTTTCTCACCAATCCTTCAACCTTATCGTAAGATTCAAAATCACCTTCTGTAATAATTTTCTGAGCTTTGTCCATCGCCTTTTGAAGTTCTTGTTGTTTACAGAACTTTAAAGCTTTCTCCTGAACGAATACTGTACCTTCAAAAGGCGCATCTTTTACCTGTTTCAAGGTATCTAAGACCACTTTTGCAACGATTTCCTGTGAAATTTCTGACTTAACAATTTGGTCAAGAGTTTCGAAATTAGGCGTTGATTCATACTTTACATAGTATTCTTTTATCATCTGTAAGATGATTTTGAAGTACTTGTTGTCAAAGTACGATGACTCAATCACGTCCATAATAGACGATGAGAAGTCCTTATCAACTACTATTTGATTTAGTAATTGAATCTGAAATGTGTTACCTAAATAATCGAAATTTTTGTTCATATATTGTTTTAAAATTGTCCCCTGTATTATTAAATACTTACTTACTTAGGTCGAATTCCAAATATTCGTAAGTTAATTTGTTATTTGAAAAAATGTCAGTTAACTCGCGAAGTACCTCTTTTAAAAATGGTCGTACGTCGACTGTATAACGAACTTTTGGCGGGAAAAATTTTCCATCAAAAACTCTATGACAAATTGTCGTGTCTCCAACTTTAACATAAATGTTAAATACTTCAGGCCCATCTGTGTAAGATGTGTTCATAATAGATGGGTCGTGCACAATAGCATCCTTGTTGTCCATCATATAGATTACGGTTTTCATTTTCAACGCGTAAGTTAACTCATCTTTCAACCCTAAAATGAAGTCGTACAACTCCACCGAGTTTTTCGCTTTAGGGTTAAACCCTCTAACGTTGAAGAATCTTTGAACTACAATGTTATCATTTAAAGTCAAAAGGAATTCCATTTTTGTGCTGTCTTGCTCTCTCATGTTTGTTTAATTTTTGTTTGTATTTTGCTTAAAATTTAAATAAGTTATCTGTTTCATTTATTCCCAATTCTTCATCTCTATAGAAGATAACTGAGTGTTTGTCTTTTACTTCTTCGTCAGTAAAATAATAAAGTGCTAATGAATATCTTGACACATCATCAGGTGTGTTTAATGGTATTGGATGTCCATGAGGCGCATCTTCAATAGAGAAAATAACTGCTCTGTTGAATATTGGTTCTACCTCTATTTCTTTCTTCCAAGGTTCTCCTCCCCATAGTTCTAAATTACCTCCCCATTCTTTTACCCAATTTTCATTTAAATAAAGTAGTACGTTTAAGTTACGTTTCCATTTTTGGTTAGGGTGTTGGTTATAGTCAATGTGAATGGATAACTTACCTCCTTTATTTATCTTATGTATTCCTCCTCCCATCATAACAGGGTCTCTATATAATTTTTCGAACCCTGTTAAATTCTCCAAAAATTTAATAAATGGTTCAGAGTTCATATAATCTGTAACCATATTAGTGATAGGAAGAAAATTTTTAAATTCTTCCATATCCGTATTCTCTGACGGATAATATAGTTTGTTTTTCTCAAATTCTTCAACCCATTCTTCCCCATTAGAAAACCATTTTTTGTGTTTTTTAATTTCTTCTAAACAACTTTTTAGTAAAAACTCGGGTAGAAAATTATCAATCACAATATACGGAAAAGGTTTTGCATTTCTATATTGGACTTTTAGTTTGTCTGATAAAGTGTAGTCTATCATTTCTTTCGTTTTTCTTTTCTTGTTAATTTCATAAATGGTCTTAGGAAGTTTACCCAAGCTTCATCGTTTTTTGGAAGATATTTGAAGAGACCATCTTCCATCATAAGTCTCATTAGGTTTTTGTATCCTCTGTCTGTAGGGTCAATTGTGTCTGTGTATATTTGTTCGACAAGTTCTTTACCTTCATCGGTAATAAGTGGATTCCCAAGGTCTACAATCTTCATGTTTGTGTTGTAGAACTCCTCACCAAGTATACCATTTTTTGTCTTACCAGTCAAAATATTCTCAAGGGCTTTTGGTTTTTTCTTTTGCTCGTTATTTCGTGCAATATCGAGTAATTCGTCCATAGTACAAGGTATTTCCTGCAAAACAGGGAAGAATTTTAATAAAGTTTTTTCCCCTAATCCTTCAATACCATCGATATTGTCGGACTTGTCTCCTGTGAAAACTTTGGTAAGTAAAACGTTATAATGTGGTATCTCAACTTTGTTGATTGTTATCATATCCCCATTCTTAAAGTATTGTTTTGAGATTGGAGAATATATGGTAACTCTTTCAGATATGAGTTGAGTTAAGTCTTTGTCTGCTGAGAAGATTATTATGTCCTCATCTTTTGCGACTTTACAGTAGTGAGCAATTAAATCATCAGCCTCGTTGTTAATCATCTCAACTTGGCGTACGAATATCTCCTCGAGGTATTGTTTAACTCGAGATTTTTGTTGGAGGTATGACTCGTACTTGTACTCGTTCATATCCTGCCTTCTATTCGCCTTATATTGTGGGTATAAAGATTTTCTTATTGATGAGTTTGAGTCGCCGTCCCAAAATACAACCACTTTATCGTGATTGTGCTCCTCCAAGAATCGTCTAAGTGTATTGATGAAGTGATATACTCCACCTATGTGAGAACCGTCCGTAAAAAGGTCCTTAACCCCGTGAAATCCTATTTTAAATAAATTGTCTCCGTCGACAAGTAGTGTTTTTGTCACAAACCTCTTTTAAGGGTTACTCAATCTTCTTTTTCTTCTGTCAATGTAAAATCGCCTTCAGCACCTATAATATCTTTCCAATAATCAGCATATTCTTTTTTATATGCCTCAATAGAAGTTTTTTCCTCTGCAGAATCTTTACCCGCCAAAAATCCGTGTGGTGTTACAATAATTCTTCCATCATCATATCCAAGCCCATTGATATGGTTTTTCATCACTGAAATTTTACTTCTGACTGCAAACTTTACAGTTCTTTTGTCTTTGGTGGCAGTAATCTTTGTTGTACCAGCACCTTTTTGATTTCCAAACAAAAATACAAGGGATGAGTTCAACCAAACGGATTCTCCACCCTTCGCTTTGATTTTTGGTTGTCCAAATGGATTATCAGGAAGTTCGACCCACGGTTGATTGATTATAATAAGTGTGTTTTCGTAGTCGGTATCTGCTTTTCTAGAACCTGAAATTCTTTGATTAATTCCCATACCAATCTTATCTGACAGAACTGAAGCGTTGTGTTGTTTACCACCTTTACCTTCATATGTCATCTTACATGGTACAGAACCAACAGAGTCCCAAATAAAACAAAGACTATAATTCAATTCCCCTTTTTCCTGAGCATCCAAAAGTTGATTTATATAGTCTGTAATTTGTTCGATATAACTAAAGTTATTGTTGAATAAGAAAAACCCATCCCAATCCATTTCTCCTGTCTCGGTATCTACTACTTCCTCACATTGGAAACCCATAAGTTTTGCGTGGTCAAAACTCCACTTTTGTTCGGTAATGATGAAGACTGGAAGAATTTCTTTCCTTTGAGCATCCACTGCGGCTTTGATTGCTGCAGTTGTTTTACCTGTGTCGGAGTGACCAAGGAACATATTAATGTGTCCAATCGCTGGCCCAGGAAGTCCAACTGCATCTAAAAAGTCTTGACCTAAATCAAGGAACCTTTGAGGTTTATATTTTGCAGAAGTGGAAAACTTCTTTTTTAAATTACTAAAATCGTTTTTCTTAATTGCCATAGTTAAAAGTCTAAGTCGTAATCAATGAAATCAAGTAGGTCGTCTTCGGGGTAAAAATCTTCCCAAGTTCCATTGTTGTTAATATAAAATCCCCCACCATTACCATCTTCCCATTTTCTCAAATGATAAACTTTTCCATCTCCATCTTCCAATTTAAATTCGAAGGTAACTGCTTCGTAGATTTTTTTTGGTTGTTCTTGTACTTTGAAACTCATAAAATAAAATTAAGGGCGGTTCATCACCGCCCTTGGTTATAAATTAGAATGGTAAATCTTCATCAGCTGCTGCGTCTGCTTGTGGGTCTACGGTTTTTGAAGGTTTACTTCCACCCATAGAGGTTTCAGAAACTTCATCGTCACCATAAACATATCCACCTTTTTCGTTATCCCACTTAGGTGTTTTACCCTCAGCGATTGCTTCTAAGTACTCAACAGGTTTTTTACTGTAAACATCAGTCCAACTCAATTCATCTGATAACCACTCTTTCGCTTGGTCTGCGTCTGCAGAAACGGGAGATGGGTCATCATACATAATAGCTGAAACTGTAGTGTATTCCTTACCTTTTGGAGTTTTAGATTTAGCAAGTTCAATAATAAGGTCACGACCTTTCTCTGCATCCGTGATATCACCTTTGTTTCTCCAAATTGGAATAATTTTGTCTAAGATACCTTCGTTTTTGTAGTTGTGTTTAAATCTCCAAAACTTTGGTCCGTCCGTTTCGTTATCTCTATCGATAACTTTCACGATGTAGAACTTGCGTGACTTGTACTGTTTTGCCAACTCTTTATCGGATTCTTTTCCTGTTGACATCAACTCTTCGTAAACCTCATTCAAAGGTGAACGTTCGTTGTCATTTTTTCCTGGGTCATAGAATTTTTGCCATTGACCACCTACTTGGATTTCGTGATACCAAGCCTCTTTGAATGGTGAGGAGCCATCTGCGGTAGGAAGAATTCTTACTCTTCTCTGACCTGATTTCTCTTTATCACCAAGGATTAAAGCGAAATAC